TGTTAGAAACGGGAAAAGAACACCTCCTCTGGATTAAAGAATCGAGAGGAGCATAGGGGCCACTTTCTTGGCCACTGCGACAAGACCATCAATGATTGACTCCGTGATGGGTTTCTCAGGCAACTCTTTCGCAGTCATCTTGCCACGGCCTCGCAATTTGTGCGGAGCAGCGTGGAGAACGACACTGGAAGAAGAGAAACCGGTGTTGAGCACCGGAGAGAGTTTCGGAGTAGAAGAAGAATGGGGGGTTACCGAGAGCTTATGAATGGACCAAATTTTGTTGTGGTCCGACGCAAGGGCCTCGAGGCCGTTGGCTGCGAGCTGTTTAGCATCGAACATGTGGGCACCAACCTGAACAAGCTCGTCATTAGCGCGAGCATTGCGGGCTGTTGCCATCGCAACGGGATCCTCGTAAGTAGGGCGGGCGCCATAAAGAAGATTGCCGTTGTAGACAATCACTTCATAATTCACGACAAGGTCAAAAAGAAAAGTGGGGGGAGTGGCGGTAGAATTTCCGACTGCCAAAATGAACATCGTGCCGGGGTTCACTTGAAATGAACGGGCATCCGAAGAAGGAATAGTACCAGTATAACCAGTCTTGGCGAACTGAATACAACGATTGTCCATTGGGGAGTAGGTGACTTCAATACCATCCAAAGCGGCGATGAGAGGTTGGGTGACAACCCCAGGGGCGTTCTGGAGGGCGGAAAGAGTGACATTCTGAACCGGAGTCCCAAAGAATTGAGGGGGGAGAGAACCAGCCACCAAATATCCTTGGTTGGTGTTGAAACCAGAAGTGGTTCGCATAGCAAGACCAGCGGAAACAACACGGGCAAACTCACCATAAGAAGTGAGAAAAGTGCCGAGGGACGGGACCGCAAAAGGCAAGGAGCCAGTATTGGCGGAAGAACCGTCACTGAAAGGAACATTGGTGAGGGTTTGGGTGGAGGCGGCGGAATTGTTGGTAACCATTCCGATGGCACCAGCGACGGAACCAGCGTTAATGGGACAATTAATACTGTTCTGGGGAACGAGGAAGGGACCAGAACCAATGGCCGTTTCAGGCCCGATGATGACACCACAGGTGGAAAGTGCGGCCGTAGAGCCGGACGTAACCTGCCCGTGGTAAATCACCTGCATGGTAGTAGTCGCAACCTGGGTTGCGTCATCTGGAATGCGCGCACCGGCGACCGCGAGAGGGTTTCTCAGGGTGGCAAGGTACGGGTTGTGTTTGTCGAGCCAGTCATCTGAGGAGAACTTAGCGTTAGCGTGTTGCTGATCAGGCATTCGAACTCCCACGCCCTTAGGCTGGGGGATCGGACTGGTCAGGGTCGCGTTGAGGCCACTCTTCTTGATGAACGAAGCGAGCTCGGTCATCGAGGGAGGTCTGACAGAGGATTGGGAGACAGAACTGGGACGTTGAATCGATTGTTGTTTTTGTCTGGGAGAGGCAGTTGGCGATTGCATTACCTTCTGCGTACCCTTAGCTGGGGCTCGTGGGCCCACAGCCGTCTTATTTGACGACATTTCTGACCCAATCCGACGCGAGGATCGCCTCTTGGATGCGATCGAAGTCGGGATGAGAGGAAAGATCGCTCAAGAACTGATTCAATTGAGCGATAGCATCACCCTGAGTTCGAGGTTGGGAAGTTAAGAGATTGACGAGAGATCTCTCCGGTTTCGTGGTGTAACTGGAAAAATCTGGAAACATCTTCTGCGAGCAAAACTCGAAGAACTCATCAAAAGGACGGTAATCTTTGAGATCGATTCCGTATTCCGCGTATTTCTCGCGGGCATTCTCTACAAACTCCTCAAAACAATCATCACCCATGGCAATAGCCCACGAAGCGCCAATCAGAAAAGCCAATGCAACACGCATGCGCGAATTGGTTGAACTGGTGTTGTACCAGCCGGATTTGAGAACTCCATAAAAATTTTGAGAGAACATGGTGCCGTCCGTGAGGACATGCACCGAGTGGGCAACACACAAATAAGCGTTAAGGGAGGCGGTTCTCCACCGCGAGGCGGTTAACCGGGTCGTGGCAGCAGTAGAAAGTAGTCGTGAGCGAGCTTCAAGCTCGAGCTCTAACAACCACATTTGTACAGTCCAGTCCCAGCCATTGACATCAGAATCTGCACCGGAGGAATACTCTGGAAGACCTTCGAGAAGGCCCTCCATTTGTGCTCTAGTAGTGAAACCGAAACCAGGTTTGGATGGGATATGTCGCCAAGACTCAATCTCAACCTTGTTTTGCTTAGTGAAAAGCAAACGATTGACAAGCTGGTCAACAATAGAACAACTAGCAATCAGACGCCACCGTTTGTGCTGTATTTTGGAGAGCTTATGAGGCTCATCCTTCACAAAATCATGGATTGGGTCAACAAGCCCTGAACGGACTTTGTCAACCGCCGACATGGCACGCACCAGCGTTGCTGGCAAAGAAAACAACTTTATTACACGCGCTAAAGACACGAGGGCTAAATAGTCCGAGTGTTGTTCAAGCGCCATCTTCGTATTTACACAAGTCTTCGAAAAAGGGACACCGACCCCCGCATCCGGATTCAACTCTAGCATAATTTCTTTTAAACGTGCTAGGATTGTAGAATCGGAATCAAGGTCATTGCCCATGTCAGCCAGTCCGCGAACGGACTCATAGGCGCGAAGTAGTTTGGCTAGAACCACCTCGCGCTCTTCAGCTGACGGAATCTTCAGCGCCGCCGTTTGGCGTCGCGACCGCTCCTTGGCTTGGAAGCTGAGGGAGTCGAACTCCGCTCGCGCTCCGCGCTCGGGGGGGCCGTAGTGGCAGACGGCGGGGTAGACGAGTCCAGCTTTTTGTACGGCGTCTGGGTAAGGGCGGTACTTTGGCTCGTGGAAACGGTTGGAGTAGCCAACAAATTCGAAGTCAGCCGGCGGATCAACGCCAGTTCCGTCTCGGTAAGAACCAAGGGAGAACCACTCATGGAGGACTCGGTCAACATCGCCGGCGACGTAGTCGGGGTGGGCAATATAGGTCCACGTTGTAGGGCCCCCGGAGGAGCCCGACGACCTTTTAAAGGCACCTCCTCGTCTGTGGTTTCAGTGGGGGAGGCGCTGCTCGGTTGAGCAGGTGAGTGGACAGGGACAGTGTTCTCCAATTTGGAAGAAGACGAAGGGGGAGCATCAGTGACGAGTTTGCCCTTGAGGACCATAATAGCCTCTTCATGGGATTTGATCTGAGTTTGCATAACTTCTCGCAGTGACTTGTTAGTCACAGTCTGGAGAGCAAGTTTTGCCTGCTCAATAAAAACCTCATGCTCGGCGATACGCGCGCCCGGAGAATTTTTCTCGGCTTTCTTCTGCTGTGGTTTAGGAGGCGAAACCTCCACACGCAACGCAGGAAGAACAGGAGGGGGGATCAATGGGTCAACGACATGGCTAATGACATCAGTCTTTTTGAAAGCTTTGTCGGTCCACATGAGGGTGGGGCGAGTGTCCAGGTACAACTTGGGCTTGTGCTCATCAAAGAGTTTCTCGCGAAGAATAGCAGCGTGAGGACCCTTGAGATTCAAAGTGAGGAATTGTTTCACCTCCGGATCAATAATGTAACGGATTGTGAAAGAAGGGGCATTTGGGGCGGGGAGTGCATGAGACACCTCTGCTGTGAACGGAAAATCCGTCAAGAGCTTGGGGCCCACACACTCGAACACAGTCTTGTAACAAGAGAGACAAATGAACTCAGCAATACGACAAGTGGGACCGAAAGACTTCTCCTTGCAAACGCGGCACAGATTAACGGAACCAGCCCAGGAAAGGGCGGGGTCTTGGAAAATTACCGGATCATAGAGAAGGAATGCACCGGAGGCAAACTTCAACTTGAGTTTCTCCTCGGTCAGCCCGGTCTCAGTGAGAACGGGTTGAACAGGAAACTCGGAAGTCAACTTCTCTTGGCGCCAAACCTTGGCTAAGGCTTTGCGGACTTGCGAGACACTAAAGGCCGGGGGAATATCGACGACATCAGGTTGAATGTCACGAGGACCACCGATGGCCAACTCGGAAATGAAGCGCTTGAAATTTTTGGCCTGCTCACACTTGTGGGATAGAGCAGCAAACGCTTCCGGAGAGGTGTAAAGCATATCCGGGGAGGGAACTTTGGGAACCGTGTGTTGGTTTGTTCCAGTGAGGATCAGGACTCGAGCAGCCGTAACATACAGATGGTGGAATTTGGCAGCGAAATCGAAGGGGAAACCAGTCGACAATTCGTAGCGATCACCTTTGTGTTGTCTACGATTTTCATACTCCTCGTCACTGGACCAGTTATCATTACCAGGACCCCAGTTCGAGTCGTACTTATCATCATAGTCTTCGGCACGCTGGTCATAATCATCAGCGGCATCACCGTCATCATCATCATCTCGCCTATTGCGGTCATAATCATCGGGCTCAAAATCATTCCAATGATCTTTGAACTCTTCTTGTGACATATCCTTGTTGCCACCTTTCTCAATAGGACTGGGTTTGACAGTGCGAGACAACAAACTGGTAAGTGCAAGAGCACTAAAACCATAGTTGGCAGATGAGTCAGGGAGAGCACCAATGTGGATGGAAGTGATAACATCGCCACGATAAATGGCGGGGGTACCACTCCATCCTGGCAAAGTTGAGCCAGTATAAGTGACATGAAGAGGAGTCATGGTTTGATAGGCCCCGAAGGAGGACTGGCAAATAAGGTCATCTTTGTACCCGAACATAGAATGAAGGACGTTGGTCTTGGGGGAACCAAGAGCAGAGGCTGTGACACCAAGAGACGAAAACTCGGAGGTAAACCTCTTATCAGCTGAGAAAACAAAAATGTCGGCTCCACTCAACCCGAGTTCCGGGGAGGAAAGCACAGTTCTTAACTGAGAACGAGTAAACGTGACGGTACGGACTTGATCGCGTTCAAAATAGAAGGCGGTCTCAGCCGGAATCACATGATCTGCGGTAACGAAAACATAACTATTAGGGGTCATACCATTGTACTTGATGCGGGAGGCAATGCCTAACAACCGACCATCAGAGGTACGAACCTCGACCGAACAAGAAGGAAGGCCGTTGGTGGCGACCATTGGGGAAGACGGAATGGGGGTCTCAGTTACGGACACTTTAGTTGTATGCAGTGACCATAATGGAGAAGCTACACCATAGAGAAACATCCCGGGGGTCAAGCCACGCTGATAATATTCATGGAGCTCTCGTTGTGCAATCGGAACGTAGCCAGCTAACGAGCCATCCTGATGGATGAGTTTGATGACCGGGTCCGGATTACACTCATAGCCCGCTGTGAGATAATTAAGCGGCCTTGGGGTTGGACGGGGGGAGGGGGGTAAGTACGGGCGAACCAGAGTAAGTAGGGCAGCAACAGTAACAGGAAAGCTGTCAATAATGACGATACTATCCGGGAAGGTAACACAGAGAGCAACACAAAACGGGATGAGCGAAAGATAAACAAACAAAAGGAAGAAATTCCTAATTGACGTAAATGGCCCAGCCGCGCGTAGAGCTGCCCAATGGGGTTGCAATGCCACAACGAGACGTGAAAAATAAAGAGCACGCAACAATGAAACCAGTATAAAGACCAAGGGAAATCCAAGAACTTCACTAGTGGAGAGAAAACTCCCCCAAGCGAAAAGATTGGTAAAAGAAAGGGCCGAAACAGTGGAGTTGGTGACAGTAGTATTGACGTCGGTAAGATTGAAGGCCGCGGTGCCGGAGAACTGGGCGAGCACAAACAACATGACCAAAACGTTGGTGATGCTGCGATGAATGAGCTCATTGCGCAAGACCGGGCGGGGCAAGGGCCTCACCCGGTCATACAGACGCTCCATCTCAACGTGCGCGGTATCAACCCACTGGTGCAAAGATGAAGAGGGGATGACGTGACGAGTGGTTATGGTGGTCAAACCCGCCCCATTGGAAGTCACGTTTTGCATGACAACCGCAGGGGAGACGTGGAAACCGTTGGAGGTGGTCATGGGAAGAACTGCCGCTCGAGAAGGGGCGTTCAGTTGGACCATCTGGACCACGTCTCGAAAGAGGCGGTCCACAGCTTCGACATCAGGGGAAAGACCAGAAGCGGACGTGACGCGGAACTGTCGACCAAATTCAGCGGGCATGGATGGATAGAAACGAGTAGACGTTCCAGTCGGCCGGATGAACAAGGGTGTTGGACCGCGTGTTGTGGGACCCACAAAATCAGGAGCAGGAGGCCAATTGAAAGACTGGTACTCGCGGTCCATGTTTGCACGGTCGGTCACCGGAAGCGACACGACAGTGGTGGGCGGAAAAAGCGAAGTGCGCACGACTCTTTGAGGATCAGTCACCGTTAAGTAACGACGGCGAGTTGGGCGTACTGCTTGAGCAGCAACCGCACTTGGCGGAGGAGGAGTTAGCTCCTTTTGTTCAGCATCAATGTCCTCCCGCTTCCTCTTCAAGGGAGGGGAAGGACTTGCGCCCGAAAGGCGCAAAAGAGTCAACGATGCTACAACCTCCAGGTCGGACTCAGCGACCTGGGGAGGGTTTTGTCGTGGTGCGTGCTCAACGCTACGACCGGGGGTGCCCAAAACGGAAGGCACCGCCGGAAGAAAACGTTCCAT